GCTAAATATGGCTTCGATAGCTTTACGGGCTCGCCTGCGCTAATCAATCCCGTTAACGGTCTCAATATACCTAGCGGAAATTATCTTCGCGTAAATAGCCGCGTATTGGCTGTCAACTCTGTGAGTTATGTAAACTCTAGCCAAGCGGTAACGGCATTTGCAGGCAGCGATTGGATAGTAGCACCTGACCCAATGGGCAACTACTCACGAAATATCTTTATCAATACCGCGCCCGCCTCAATTACTGACGATACAATTAAGTACATTATTGAGGTGAGCGAGGGATTTAATCCAGTGGGCACGGCTTCAGTTGACCCAGATACTATTTTTCCAATGGCGATTAAACACGCCGCTTTGTTATTGGTAGGCCAGTACTATGATAACCGTAATGCTGTAATAGTTGGAACTAATAGCGCTCCGATGGGGCTAGGCTTTGAGTACTTACTAGACCCTTACAAAATCCAAATTATACTATAATGCAAGCGGGATCTATGGACGTACTGGTAAGCCTGCAGAGTTATGCGGAAACCATTGACGCGAACACAGGCGAGAAATTGCAAACGTGGACCGAATACGCAACGGCTTGGGCTCAGCGCGTAGAACAGGAAAGCGGAAGCGAGCAAGTGAATGCGGACCGCCGAGAGCATAAGCAAATTGTTTACTACACCATTCGCTTTAATTCAGCGGTAAGCGTGAAGCATAGAATAGTTGACGCGGGGCTTAATCATAACATTGTTAACATTGCAAACCTAGCAAGGAATTTATATTTGAAGTTACAAACTGAATTGACAGAGTGACAAAGAACGTTGAAAATATTGCCGAGGTTATAGACGCCTTAAAAGCAATGGGGGTCGAAATCGATAACCCAGAATTTCAACGTATGCTCAAAGCTCAGGCAGTACCAATAATTCAAAGTGCACGTAATTTAGCGCCAAAGGATAGCGGAGACTTGGCGGCATCTATTGGCTTTATTACTGGAAAGGATAAGGACAATAAAACAAAAGTGCTTATTGGATTGCGCAAGGAGTATTACAATAACTACCTTGGGCCGATGTTTGAATACGGAACTGTTGAACGTATACAGGGAAAGACAGGCCGCTATACTGGCATCATTGAACCCCGCCCTTTCATGCGCCCGGCATTAGATCAAAACGCAGGCAAGGTAACTGACGGAATTATAAACGGCGTGGATAAAATCCTAGCCAAATTAGCTAAAAAAAATAACTTAATATACAAATAAAATGCCAACCACAGGACCAGTAAACGGAACGCTCATAAGCATCTATAAAGATGTGGCGGGCTCACTTAAGAAGATTGCAAACGCAACTTCTAACTCTATCGACATTTCTAAGGACATGATCGACGTAACTAGCAAAGACAGCGCAGGCGCAAAGGAATTTATCGCGGGTGAGTATGGCTACACTTTGAACGTCGAAGCAATCTTTGAAGATGACTCAAGCGTAGGAGCTACTCAACAATCTTTTAAAGACTTGGCTACCGATTTGCTAGCGGGTACTTTATTAACTATTGTAATGAGCTCAAACGTAACAGGCGACGAAAAATATAGCGGTACTGCTTTCTTTACTAGCTTGTCACTTAGCGCACCAAACAACGACAAAGCAACTTGGACAGGAACCTTGCAAGGATCTGGCGCTTTGACTATTGGCACAGTTGCTTAATAGTATTATATTTGTGCAATGAGCACTACAATAAAAATCGGGGGTGCAAGTCACCCCCTTTTATTTAACATGAATAGCCTGCGCAACATTATGGAAGTTGCCGGGATGGAAACCTTTGCCGATTTAAACCTGCAAAAGGACTTAGCTAAGTCTATGGATTTCGCGCTAAGCTGCGCGTTTTACGGCATCCTAGAAGGCTACGAGGCCCAGGATAAAAAGACGCCTTATCCAACCGTGCAAAAGTTAGGCGCGGCGATTAAAAAGTTTCAAGAAATTAGCCCAGCGTTGGAAGGTTTCACGGCTGCAATTACAGAATTTTTTGCACCTGTTGAAGAGTCAACGGGGGAGTAACTGCCAAGGGCGACGGCGCCCCGCTAACTTGGCGCAAGATTGAGCGCATTGCTTACGGTGAAATGATGCTAAGCGAACAGGCTTTTTTAGTTTCAACGCCTCGCTTTTGGCGTTTGAAATTGGAAGGGATGCGCGAAGCTCAGCAGCAGCAGTATCGCAACCAATGGGAAATAACCCGCTGGGCTGTTGCTACGGGTATGGCTCCGCACTTAAAGAAACCTATTGAGCCCAAACGGCTGTTAACATTTCCTTGGGAGGTATCCGATTACCTATCAATTCACGACGCTTTAAAACTATATTCGCATGTCTTTGATAAGTTAACCCCAGACGCGAAAGCATGAGCGCACCTATAAAAATAGTCTATTCAATTTTAAGCAATGCGGCGGGGGTTACTTCGTTAGTAGGCACGCGGATAAATCCCGTGAGAATCCCGCAGGAATCAGCATTTCCCGCGATCAGTTACAACCTTGTTTCTATAGCTGCGAATCCAACTAACTCAGGGCACAGTCGTACAGAGTTTGCACGGGTGCAAGTAAACGTTTATGCTACAAGCTTTGCGGATGCTGTAGAGTTAAGCGGTCAAGTCAGGGCGGCATTTGATAGCGCGGTAACGCCTGACACTTATAACACGGCTTACGTGCAAGTAATTGAATACGATGGCGAGAATCATACGGCCGACGACACGGCAGCCTTCGCAGGTTTATACCAAATTTCACAGGACTATTTACTCAACTATATTTATAGCGCTCCGCTGACTGAGTTTGATTTGCTTTTGGAAAGTGGCGACTTTATGCTTTTGGAAACTGGTGATAAAATTATAATCTAATGGCTAAAAGTTTAAATATTGTAATTGGTGCGGACATTGAGAAACTGCGCGAAGGTTTTAACAAAGCCATTGCGATAGTACAAAAGAGCAGCAACCAAATGTCTGCCGAGGTTGCAAAGTCGGCTAAGTCGATGGAGGAACGTTTGGCGTCTATTGCTACGCGAAATCCAACGATGGGCAGCGTGCGGCAATTAACGCAATTAGCAATGGAAGCCCGGGCATTGGGTCCAGAGTTTGCCCAAGTTGCGAACGAAATAATTAAACAGGCGGGCCGCATGAAGGATGCCATAGCCGATACGCGTGGCGAGGTTACTTATTTTGCAAGTGATACGCGTCGATTGGATGCGGTGCTCGGTGGTATTCAAGGAGTCGCAGGGGCATTTGGAGTAGCGCAAGGTGCGGCTGCTGTATTTGGCGGTGAAAATAAAGAGCTGCAACAAACGATGGTAAAGCTCCAAGGCATTATGGCTTTGGTAACTGGATTGCAAGCGGTGCAAAATACCTTGCAGGCAGAAAGTGCTTTTATGGTTGGGCTAACTACAGCGGCCACAAAAATACAAACATACGTTTTAGGGCAGGCAACAGTTGCCGCTCGTGTTTATTCTGCCGCATTAGTTGCTACTGGAGCGGGTGCAATTATCGCGGGCTTGGTTTTAATTTATAATGCACTTCAAAATAATACGGAAGCGGCCGAAGCTGCCGAGGAAGCACAAAAAAAATATACTACCGAATTAGAGGCGTACAATAATAGAGCGTTAAAATTTGTAGAGCGACAGTTAGAATATAAAAAGAACGTTGCAGTAAAAGAGGCGCAGCTTGCGGGTAAAACAGAAGCGGAAATTGCAAAGATTGAACTCGAGCACATGAATAAAAGGCTTAAGGCTTTGAAAACAATGCAGAGTCAATTAGGCGACGATTCGGAATTAAAAGTACAGTTAACACAAACCACGCAGGAACTAGAAAACGATATTGTATTAAAGGGTTTAGATATTCAGATTGCCGCTAAAGGAAAGTCAACCCAAAAATCTGTAGAACTTACCGAAAAGCAATTAAAAAAAGAATTAGATTTAATCATTGCCCACGGCAAAGGAGTAAATGATGCAGAGCAGTTTAACATTGATCGCAATAAAAAGCTTAAAGACAAAGCAGCAGCCGACGCTTTAAAATCAAAGCAATTTACTCCTGCTAATATGATGGCGGGCACAGGCATTGCCCCAATATTATTGCAGGTAAAAATTGATCCGCAGAGTTACAGCGATACGGTGAAAAAAATGAAGGAGTTGACGGCAGAGCTTAACGCTGCTTTTGCTACTTTGCAGACCGAGGCCGCGGCATCATTTGCGCAGTTCCTTGCAGACGTTGCAACAGGCGATAAAGACGCAGGCAAAAACTTTGGTAAAAATATGCTAGGCGCGATTGCGGGGTTTATGGATACCTTGGGCAAGGCTATTGTAGCTACTGCAATTGCAACGGATTTATTTAAAAAATTAATTGTAGCCCATCCAATCGCTGCGGCTGCTGCGGGTATTGCATTAATGGCTAGTGCTGCAATAGTGCGTAATACTTTAGCAAACGGCCCAGAGGTTACAGCCTTTGCTGACGGTGGTATAGTTAGCGGTCCAACGCTTGGCCTTATGGGTGAATATCCCGGGGCAAGTTCTAACCCTGAAGTAATTGCACCGTTGGATAAATTGAAAGGAATGTTAAAGACAAACGACAGCAGTGGATTTGTAGCCTCTACAAGTATACAGGGCAGGGATTTGGCAATAGTTTTGGAACGATATAATAGAGACTCTAGCAGAGGATAAGATGGCACGCAAATACTACGGAACTTTTTATTCAATTACGGGCACCCTTCACAAGGTGGAAATTTGGGACGCTCCAAGCGGTTCGGGTACAGGTGGAACGGAGTTATTACTAGCGAATAACGGATACGAAATAAACAGGGACGGGTCAGGCAGTAAATTTTTTGAAAATCCAACCCGCTCTTCGCGTTCAACTTCGCACTGGGTGATCCCTAATAATACAGTATTGGCGGACTTTAAAAACCTTGCTACAAATAATGAGCAATACTGGGCCGTATTAATTTATCAAGATTCAGTACTTCAGCATGTCGGCAGAGTCGTTGCAGATCAGATGACATTTCAACGCGAGGCAATCGAAGCCAAGCCTGTTATTTCTTTGGGCGCTGTTGATGGGTTGGAGTTGTTGGATGGATTTAAAGTAAGCGCTGATTGGTTCACCGATGGCAAGATACAAATATCGCAGCTATTCAGAAAGAGCTTAGACTTATTAAACCTAAAAGATTACTGGGTAGTAAACGGAACGCAAACGGATTACCTACGCGAGGCAGTTAGCCCTTACTCTAGCGATGCAACCCGCAAAGGAATTGATTTGCTTAAGGTTGATATCAACACTTTTGTAACGGGTTATGACGCCTTTAAGGATTTCCAATATGCTAGCGAAAATATGGTTAGTTGCAAAGAAGCAATCAAGCAGATTTGCGACATTTTGCAATGTCAATTTATTCATGAGCTTGGCGTTTATTGGTTGGTTTCAGTTGCTGAGTATTTAGATTCTACAGTTAGTTATAGGCAGTACAGTTATACGTTGCAGTACATTGGAACGGGCACCTATACGCACGCAGTGGCATTGGGCGCAACATCCGCACGTCCGCAATGGGAAGCTAAGCCATCAATGAGCTACCAACCTGCGGCTAAGTATGTGCAAATCGATACCGAGCGAACTCTTAATACTGGAGTTTATAGAAGCTATAACAACAAAACAACAACGACCTTAAGCGGGGCGTTTACTGGTATACCTACAGGAGCAACCCCAGACGAAGCGCCAATGCGTGTAAGGTTTGCATTAAAGTTTCAACGTCATATATTTAGCGGCTCGCCTTCAGGCGCAGAAGATTTAACTAGGGTATCTATACAAATTTGGCTAACCGATTCGGCAGGTAATAAAATGGTATTAGACCGCCGCAATTATTTTTGGTACAGTAGTGCAGTTATACCAATATTTAACGAGGATATAAAGACAGATCAAAGCACGACGTGGACAAGTTTTGTTTTTGACAAACAAGTGAGCACAGCACCCGCGGGATTTGACACTTTAAATGTTTTAGTTTATGGAGTGAAAGCTTTTAAAAATAGGTTTAATATTTTCGGTATTCCAAAAAATCCGCCAGACGTTTTCGATAAAGATTATTGGGGTGCTATACAAATCGCATTTGCAGACGCTAGCCCATACAATAACCCGGACTTTACTTTTAACATTACAGAAGTATTTAACCCAGGAACCAACAGTGCTTTAAACTCAACGCCAATTATTTTAAATCCAAAGTATTACTATTCAAATAGTAAATATGGAACGGTAAATATCTTGGCAAACAATGGCACGGCTGACGTCGTGGCAGATGATTGGTATGGCGGTTGGGATTCAGTAACGCACGGATCACCTACAGCAATGCTAGGGCAAGGGGTTGCAGGATTGTATAGGGATTTTGTGCCAGTGATACAAGGCACTTGGGTAGATGCGGGAACTTTGACGGCTATTAAGTCGCTTTCTTTTGATAGTTTTAAATGGATATTTAACGGCGGAGTTTACTCTGCAATGTCTGAGCAATGGAGCGCAGAATGGTTGGGATTAGTTCCAATTTATACAGGGCTTACTTCCACAGGTGAAGGGTTGCGCTTGGGCAATGGCTTAAAGGATCGCGTAAATTATCAAGATATCCAAATAGGAAAATTAAACGACGAAGTACAGCGCACGCCCGACCTAGTGCTCAGCCATTTGGTGAACGATGCCGACGGCGCACCTTCTGCAGTGCCAACAGTTGACACCCAGTACGAGGTAATGCTTCAATACGACGCTGCCAATACGGTTATGGAGTGGCGCCTTCAAGAGCACGGTACCTTTAAAACTTACACGACGGGCACGAGCTCACTGGATACAAACTTTGAGGGGCACCTTGGAAATACTGCGGGCGGTTCTGTTATTTTAAACCTCCCTGCTGTAGCTACACAGAAAGGCAAGCGCTATTACTTTGTCAAGTCGGGCGCGTCAAGTACAATGAGAATTAATGCAGCAACGAGCGAAAGCATAAGCGGTGCGGATCACTTCCTTTTAAATACAAACTACGACAGCCATACGATTATTTGCGACGGCACACAGTGGTTTATTATTGCAGCGCATCCGTAATTTGTTAACATAATAAACGGCGGGGCTTTGTAATTTTACCACATGGCCAACCAAAAAATAAGCGAATTAACCGCCATTGCCACGATCGACAATGCGACGGATGTTCTGCCCATTGTTGACACGTCCGCAACTACTACCAAAAAGATAACCCTAACACAGGTTAAGACTAGCCTTGCGTTGAATAATGTTGACAACACAACCGATGCCAACAAGCCAGTAAGCACGGCAACGCAAACGGCATTGAACGCCAAGCAAGATACTTTGGTATCTGCGACCAATATCAAGACCATCAATTCAACAACAATTCTTGGTAGTGGGAACATATCGGTTGCACCGGCAACGGCAATCAATGCAACGGCAATTGCGACTGGAGTTGTTGATAATACCGAATTTGAGTATTTGAATGGGGTGACTTCTGCAATTCAAACGCAGATTGATAGCAAACAAGCAACACTTGTATCTGCAACCAACATCAAAACGATTAACTCAACATCGGTTTTGGGTAGTGGTAATATCGCAGTAGAGCCAACAATTACCGCCACAACTTCAGCAGATTATTATCGTGGTGATAAGACCTTTGCAACGCTTAACAAAACGGCAGTAGGGTTGGGCAATGTTGACAATACAACGGATGCTAACAAACCCGTATCTACTGCAACGCAAACTGCACTTGATGCCAAGACAAACAAGCTGATTGTAACCAACCGACAAACTGCATCCTATACCTTAGTGTTAGGTGATGCCGATAAATTGGTAGAGGTGAACAATGCCAGTGCAAACAACTTGACTGTTCCTTTGAATAGTTCGGTAGCATTTGCAACAGGTACTCAGATACTTTTGGCTCAGTACGGAGCAGGTCAAACTACCATCGTTGCAACGAGTGGCGTAACCATTCGAAGCAACGGGGCAAAGTTAAAATTGAACGCTCAGTATAGCGGTGCAACTTTAATTAAGATTGATACAAATGATTGGTACTTATTTGGAGATATAGCATAATGATTTTAGCAAGTCACGGATTAATAGCATCGCAAATTGCATCGTTTGATGCTGATGCAGTCGCTTTCTTTGGTCGTGTTACAACGGCAGGAGGTTCATTGTCGGCAACGGAAAAGGCAGCGGTGAATACTTTGGTAGTTGATATGAAAGCCGCAAGTATTTGGACATCAATGAAAGCCATTTATCCAATGGTCGGAGCAAGTGCGGCAGCGTGTGCGCAGAACTTAAAGAGTTCTAGTTTTACGGGTACTTTTTCAGGAAGTGTAACTTTTGCAAGTACGGGCGTTCAAGGTAACGGAACAACGGGTTTAATGAATACAGCGTTTAATCCTTCGGTTCAATCCACTTCAAGTTCTGTTCACATGTCGCTATATTCAAGAACAAATCAAAACAGAGCAGAGTTTGATTTTTCCCGACAAGCATTTGGATTGCTATTATATCAAAATACTTTTTATATTCAGTTGACCGATGTCGGTAGTTATGCGACATCTATTTCAATAAGCGATACACGAGGAATGTGGATTATTAGTAGAACAAATGGCACAAATGTAAACGGCTATAGAAATGCAACTAAACTAATCAATAATGCTGCTCAAGTTTCTACATTGGTTAATAATAATTTATTATTAATGGCAAACGATCCATCGGGCTCAAATGCTTCAAGCAAGGAATATGCCTTTGCATCCATTGGTGATGGATTAGACGATACACAAGCAGGAAATTTTAATACTGCAGTACAAGCGTTTCAAACAACTTTAAGTAGAAATGTATGATAGGTTACATTCTAACAATAGAACAAAAAGAATCAATACAAGGTGTAGAATTTGCGCCTTATGAGTGTTTTAATTGCGCTCAAGATATAAACGGTGTTTGGTTTAATTTTATGACCGAAACACAAAAAAAGGAAATTCTAAATAGCGAATGGAACTGGATTTTAACTTTGCCCGAAGCCGAATACATCCCACCACCATCACCACCATTCCCCTTATAAATGAAACACTTCGACAATGATACCACCGCAGCGATTGCAACGACTATCTCTGGCAGTTCGGCAATCTTGCATTTTGCGAATACTTGGCAACCTGTGTTTGCACTTATTTTGGCTGTTGTTGGTATTGTTTCGGGTTTGTTTGCGATTCGTTACTACGCCAAGAAAATCGATGCGATAGATGGCAAAGGTTAAAGCATCCAATACAGCCACGTTTAATGCCCGGCCACGTAAAAAATTGCGCAGGCATAAGAAGCACCAGAATAAACACAAATCAATTAAGCCCAATGTCGGACAAGGTTAATAAAAAAAATATGACAAAAACAAAATTTGGGGTAAGTGGTTTCTACAAACCAACCCCCGCAAAATTTAGAAAGGTCGGTGACGGCTTGCTAGTAGCTTCTACTTTGGTGAGCGCTCAGTATTCTGAGAATCCAAAAGTTATGCTAATTAGTCAGATCGTTGGATTGATTGCAAAATTGATTACCAACCTCGCGCATTAAGCGTATGAAAACTAACAACGTAATTATCCTTAAGCGGCCGTATGCTCCGCTTAAGGCGTTGTTGATGTCTGATCTGCACTGGGATAATCCGCATTGCGATAGGGCATTATTAAAAAAGGATTTAGAAGCTGCAAAAGCGGGAGCTCATGACGTCTTTATTAACGGTGATTTCTTTTGTGCTATGCAGGGTAAGTACGATGGGCGTCGGAGTAAGTCGGAAATAAGGCCAGAGCATAACTCAAGTCACTACCTCGACCTACTAGTAAGCACGGCAATAGATTGGTTTGAACCTTACGCGCACAGCATACGCTTGATTGGATACGGCAACCACGAGACCAGTATCTTACGCCATTGCGAAACTGACCTAATCGAGCGCTTTGTATCTGGGCTAAACATTAGAGCAGGATCTAATATACAAGTAGGCGGTTACGGCGGATGGATTAAATACAGTTTTCAAAGGCAAGCCTCTGACTTGTCAGGCGGTAAAAGTTATTTAATTAAATACTTTCACGGCGCAGGTGGTGGCGGTGTAGTCACCCGAGGCAGTATTGCTTTTAACCGTATGGCTACAATGGTAGAGGGCGCCGATGCTATTTGGATGGGCCACGTGCACGAGTCCACGGAAATAACTTACACAGTCGAATCCATAACGCCAAAGGGCACAATTTACCTTAAGGATGTATTGATGATCCGCACGCCTTCTTATAAGGAAGAGTACCAAGATGGCAGCAAGGGTTGGCACGTGGAAAGGATGGCACCGCCTAAGCCACTAGGCGCACGTTGGTTGGAACTTAACTGCCGACGCTCAAAGACTAGCAACGGACTTGACACAGTAACGGCACACACTTATAAAACCGATTCAAACGCATGACAATAACAGCTGCAATTTTAGAGGCTACCCTAAAAAAGTTGGGTCACAAATATTTTATTAATGGTGACTACAATTTAAACTTAATTGGTATCCGCACAAGCTCAACAGGCAACAAAGTTACCAATGCTTTTGATGACTTTTTAGCGGTGGCTTTTAAAGTGGATGGCGTTTGGGGTGTGAAGGTTTGGCCTTGCACTGTTGACAATGGAGGCGGAAGTGCCCGGGTAGTTTGTGGGCAGTATCCAGGAAGCCACGCCATCGGATTGCATCAAGGAAAGTACGAGGCGCTTAGACAGGTTGGGCCGCTGATAATTGAGCGCGATTATACTAAAGATGGGATTTACAACGCATCTAAAAAAGAAACGGGCGTATTTGGCATTAACATCCACAAAGCGGGCGCAGATTCAACGCTGGTTAATAACTGGAGCGAAGGCTGCCAAGTGTTTAAAAAATCTAGCGACTTTGCAGCGTTTATGGTTATAGCAAAAAAAGCGGCCGCCTTGCATGGCAACCGCTTCACTTACACCTTAATCGAAAGTAAGGATTTAGTTAACTTAAAAGATTAAAACTAACTGGTAATACTATACCCATAAGCGTATAATTTGGGCGTTTCGTTGCCAGTTATACGCGATGGGGTATAATTATTTTGCCTTGATCTTGTCATTAATTGCGTCGACGCTAGCAGGTTGTATCGGTGTAATGTCTATTACTTCCTCGCTAGTTTGCATACCCATTAATACCTCGGGGGCGTAAAGCCTACCAAAGAAAGCAGCGGCCCTGTATTTTAGCATAAGCTCAGGCATAGTAATCCATTTACTGCCTGTCTTGGTTAGCCATCCTTCTGCCTTTGCCATTTCTAGGCTTACTGTGGGGCCTTCTAAAACCTCGCCCGTGGCTTTGTCAGTTGCTACGGCTTTGCACTTGTTAGCGTCGCCTACAAAGCGCAGGGTGGTGAAGCGTCCGCAAGAGTTAAGGCTTGCAATGATAAAACTGGAGCCCCAAGATGGGCGCCCGTGGATGATGTGCAAGTTTTGCATAACCATAAGCGGGCTGGCTCCCATCCTGTTTGCCATTTCCAATGCGACTAATGTATTAGCTACATTGTTTTTGTACTGGGTCGGCACGAGGTCGGATGAGCTCAGAACCTTGGCGATCCTTTGTGCATGTTCAAATTGAGCAGGGGCGAAGATTGCGCCGCCGTTGTTTACTGGCTCGGTTGTGGTTAATTCGGTTGTGTTTATTTCTGTGGTCATAATTTTTTTATTTCTTTTTTTACTTCATTCCAATAATCTAATTCTGTATTTGGCGTTTCAAACTCGTGCCAATCAATTACGTGAATTATATGATTTACTGTAATAATAGCGCAGTTTTTAACGGTTAGGGCATCGTTAAAATCTTCGATTAATTCTTTGGCTTTTTCTTTTGGTGTCATTGCTTCCATATTTCAAGTTTAGTAACAATTTCGCTGTATCCGTTCCAAATACCAGACTCTTTGCACAGTCTATAAGTGAGCAGATTTTTTTGGTATTTCTCG